CTCGAATGAGTACCACTGCCCATGTATGACATCCTTACCATATATAGCCTGTAAATAATTGGCTATCCTGTTCTCATAGATGAGCCCAGCCCTTTGGATTCCCTTAATCTTCGGCGAGTTTAGAAAATTAGGTCGTCCGTCAAGAGCTTTAGCCCATCTCAGACCTCGAATTATGTTTCGTTTTTTCTGCATAAAGAAACCAATTCATCCGTGACATGGATATACCCCGCATCTTGCATTGCTTGTAGGTATTGAGTCATCTCACTTGGAGCAGTAGTCTTATTCAATAGTTGCCGTTTAAACCTCTTTAGAGGCACGTGAGTGCGGTTATTATTAAAGATGGTAGTCTCCAACCACTCCTTCATATCATGGGTAATTTTCCCCGTTTTACTCCTACCAAATCCTTCTAAAGCCTTAGGCATTTTCTCTTCCATAGCAAACATAATTTCTTTTGTTCTTTCCCAATCACCTAAAGTTATAATTCTATTACCAATCCGTGACGCATTAACAGACATAGCTACCTTCAGAAAATGTGAAACCCTACGTTGATTATACTCGGTCATGTTAGGATCTTTAGATTCGGGGGGAATAAATATCTTCATATCTTTTTCCGCTACTTCCTTAGTCTCCTCATCAAACATAAACTTCCCATGAATACTGGCTATGAGACTTAAGTCATATCTTAAATCTTCCAATGTATCTTCACTTACTTTTTCCTGCAATAAACTTTGAGGTATCCTTTCCCCTTCATGGTAGATAGGCAAGAACCTAGATAATAATCCTTGGGATGCCGCATCCTCTGGTAAATGATCTATGAATTGTTGAGGCGTAGCACACGCTATCCAATTTAAACAAGGACCTTTTATAAATTGTGAAGCTCCCGTTTTAATTTGATGACTGTAAGATTCTTTACTATCCCACATGTCAGTCATAAACATTTGTAAGTATTGATAATGCCTGCTCATAAATGTACCAAATTCCGAAGTCGTCATGGTAACAGATGAATCATAAAACAAACCATCCCTTACTGTACCCACTCGGTAATCCAACCTAGTAGTCTTATGCATTTCCATTGCTAATTTTTCAGGAGTTATTTTATCTTGAATAAGATACAAGGGATAAGTCTTTAATCCATACTGCGTTAACCCACTATTAAATTCATCATCATCTTCCTTTGTTCCCACAGGTGTAGTCAACTTAGAAAACACTTTAGAAAAGGGCAAGATTAAGGACACTGATTTATTTGTTCCTGGGGGACCGACCAATACTATAAATAAATTAGGACGCACATCATAGTTGGGCATCGAGAACCAACACTTGCGACCCAATGCTCCCGCTACTGCAGAAATTGCTGACCACATAGCAAACTTATTAGGAATAGGTGAACCCTTAACTGGTTGCGCACATGCGTGTATGAAATCTCTATTTCTTCTCATTCCATTTCCTCAAATTTTTCCATGAATCCCCTACCTCTGCGTCAGAAGGTATCATCATTTTCCTTCCTTTAACTTCAATAGGATTATTTAAGCAATCCAATACTTTAGGAATTAAAATATCAACTTTATCAATGGGACATTGACCCAACACTGCGTCATGCACCTGTCCTAATATTTCTACACCATCTTCAAATAACTCTTTCCATATTCTATACAATCCAAGATTCAATATATCCCCAACCAAAGATTGCGGAAGATAGGCTATAGCTTTCCGAGCATAGTGCTCATCATCTAACCTACCCCAAAATTGTCTGCGTCTACCAAAGGGTGTAATTAAATTTCCCGTTGTCTGTAATTCTTTTACAACTTCATTATGCCATGACCTAATCCCAGGAAATGCCCCCTTTACTTTCACAAGCTGTTGCGTACCACTGCCTATAACTTCCCCCATCTCTATGAGTTCCTCGAAACCTCCACGTTTATCTTGCTTATGCCATCTGTTTAAATTATTCAACGGTTCAACCCCACCATAATATAACAATTGAAATCGCTTGGCTTGTGAACCTTTGATCTTAATGTTTCTTGATACGGTAGTATGAGACGCACCATAGTTAGTGCCATGACCCGCCCTCTTGCATACATCACGGTATGTATAGTTGCCGAAGTAAGGCTGATCCGCCAGTTCCCTATTCTGTTCCTGGTCTTCCGACCAACCCAAGTTAGGCCATATCATTTTTGCTACTTCCGTATGAAGATCAGAACTTTCCGCCGCATTTATATATCCTTCATCACCAGACAGATAAGCTGTTGCCCTAGATTCCGCCGCCTGCAGGTCAGCATAAAACATAATGCGCCCACGATCGGGAATAAAAATAGCCCGCAAATCTTTTGTAATGTTTTGAAGATTAGTTCCCGTAGACCAGGGAGATTCCTTAGAAGACCACCGCCCTGTCTGTGTGCCAGACACTTGATATGTACAACGTATGCGACCATCACCATCCCTCTTTGTAGCCAACACTGCCAACATCTTATCAATATCTCGCAATGCTATGATGATTTTACAAAACGGGCGAGCACGAGGATACTCTTCAATCAAATGTTCAAGAGCATTGTGATCTGTGGAAATTCTTTGCTTGCCTTTTTCATACTTAATTTCCTCGGGAAGATTTAAATATGTATAAAGGATTTCTTTTAATTGGTAATGGCTGTTATGATTTAAATTCTTATCCCATACTGCATTCGCAAACAAGTTAAGCATGCGCTCCAGCTTAAGCTTTTTCTTTTTCAAGGGGGCACGTATGATTGTAACTGCCCTTTCATCCACTCGCAGACCGCGCAATACCATAGAGATGGCAGGTCCCAAGCAACTGCGTTCAAATTCGTAAGTGCTTTTAGTATTGTTGTCGAATTGAGGAGATAGTTTGTTCCAAACTTCTGTTGTTATTTCACAATCAAGACCGCAATATACCCATAAAGACTGTTCCTTATTGAGATTCTCTTTCTTTAAATTCGTGTTTCGGATTATCCTCGCCATTTAGTTTCTCCTGTATCTCCCCTGCGATAGCCATGTATGCAGCTCCATCCACGTATGTATCCCTGGTTCTCTTACCTAATTTAGTTCTTGCTATTTTTAACAAGCACATCATCACAGCGACCTCATGTCCTGTGAGTGGGTGGTCAAGATAGGCTGACCACAACTTAGCAATGTTGCCGTGATTAATAACTTTGTTTCCATATTCTAATTCCCTATCCCCTTCTACTAATGTCACTGCGTCTCTTAGAAAATCTAAGGTTCTTTTTGTTTCTATCATACTCTCCCTCTTTGTATCTAGTAAATTCTTTTCGTGCCCGTTCGGGATCTACTTCCGCTAACGAACACACCAATTCAAATTCTTCTTTCTTATATTTTAACCATAGTTCTACGTCTAGTTTGTTTTGCAAACCATCTTTGGACTTACCTTTGTAGGCGAAGTCTTGGACGGCTTGATCTAAAATTGCTCTCCATAGAGAGATTAAATTCTCTACGTCTTTTACATTTTCGGGCAACGGTTTGACCGAAAACAATTGTGATCGTTTCATTATATTTATGCATCTGCTTTAGTACTCTTTGAAAACTTGGCTAAGGTTTTCCAAGCACTCTCGTTTGTGTATATAGAGCCGAGAAAAGCCAAACCTTTTTCTTGTTCTGGTTGTAATGAATGCTGGGCATGCATGGTATCATGTATGATACCCTTGACATGTATCCCTTGTTTGTATGCTAACCATGACACATCATATAATTGATTCTGTGCCACCTTAACAATCTTTTCGTTTTCCAGGATTTTTTTCACCCAGTGCCAAGCTGCAACTTCATCAGTAGCAGACCAGTAATTATTTAATTCTTTATTCTCGTCACGAAAAGGAACAACCATTGCAATAGTAGGGTTGGGCGCAAAGCCTATACACTTTATAAAGCCTTCGGTTGGATCGGTTTCAATATCAAATGCGAGAGGGTTGTCGTGATTTGCTTCACTGATAAATTTTTTATAAAATTCATCTAGGTCAGATAGAGTAGGTTCAATCCATATATCTCTGTCTGTGTGTTGTAATTGTGAGGAAAGGGATTCTCTTTTTGCTTTTTGTAAATCAGCTACGAAGTGCGGTCTGTATTTAAAATTTTTAAGAACAGAGACAGGACTATAGGTTGGTACAATCTTATAGTTGTGTAGGTCAGAATGACGCAATGAGGTTGTGAAGGTTGCGCCTCTATATGTACCAATCTTATCTAGTCCTGTCAATGCCCACAAGGACAAGGAGCCCATAGGAATGATCACCCTGGGTTGAACGTCCTCGATCTCTTTGTGCAAACGTACTATTTCATCTTCAAATTTTTTCTTAAGGTATCCCTCTTTCTTTGGTGGTAAACTTGATCGCCACTCATTCTCTTTACCTAAGGCTTTATATTCTTTTCTCTTGTGAAAAAAATATTGAGTGTCATTTTGGTGGGGCTTTAGTTGTATGGTGTGAGTGAGTAAGCAGTCATCGAGGTCTATCTTGGCAATGTCACAAAGCTCTCTGAATAATTTTCCCGTGCCCCCTTGCAGGATTTTACTAGCGATTGTTTCACTGTTAGTAGGGTACTCGAATATAAAAGCAATCTTGCAATCCTTGACTGATTTAGGTTTGCAAGACTCTATTCTTTTATTGACTGCATACTCACTCATAAAGACGTTACTTCTTAAGAACGCGTTTTATTGACGCGACAAGTATGTCTTTATTTCTGCCGACCATCTCGTGTTTCACAACACCACTAAATGTTTGACCGATTGCTTGCTCAAGCAATTCGCCGAACGATGCTTTATCGCCCATGTCAAGTGCCTTCACAAGGAAAGCTTTCAGTGACAATGCAGGATTATTTTGTTGCATTGCTTTTGGTGTTGCCCAAAACTCTATTCGAGTTGGTTCAGCATTGGATAAATCTGAATCAGTAAGATCAGATTGTATGATTCCAACTGCCTTGCAGTTAATCCTAACCAAAGGAGTTTGGTTTTCACCCACCCTATCGGAACGATAAGATGTAATAGTGAAATCATAACTGCCTTCAGGCAAGGTAACTGACTCAGGCACATCTCCTGGAGTCATACTTAAAAAGTCATTAACATCAGACATTGGTTTTACCTCCTGTATTATTTGTTAATTTATCTTTCGCGTTCTTTTGAATAGCATCAAATAATTTTGCTAAATTTAATTCGTAATTAGC